AAGTAATCACTGTTAGTGATAGCCTCACAGACTGCAGACTTACGAAATTCCATTTGTACTTGTTTGCTATAAATTACAGGTGAAAAATTACCTGAGTTTAAGTTGGTATAACCACTCGCTTTTGCAAAAGCCATGATATACACTCCTATATAAATTAGTATGGAGCTATTACAATACCATAGAGGCTGTCGTTAAAGGGTGCAGTGCATTCTAGGTGATCGCCTATCATACAACTGGGCCTTATCTGTACAGGTGATTCTATTTATTATTGTGATTGCCTATATGTTATACACGAATTTGTAGAACATATGTGTTACTCGGTGTAGGGTAGCCGGATGGAGCCTACTCTTCTGTAACGTGCCAACATAAGCAGAGGATCAATCCACTTACATTAGCTAGTTAAAATACAGTTATACTGATTTTTAGTTAAATGTCAAGCTTTATTTATACTTAATTAATATTTAACGTGCTTTACCCGATACATCATAAACAAAGTTACCACTACGCATTGCGTGTGCAATCTCGTCTTGATACTTCTCGTATGTATTCATATCCATCTTAGCTATGTCAGACTCTAAGAATTGTTTCTCTCCTGAACCTTCTGTAGGAGAAGAACTACCACGGGCGCTAACTTCCTGTGCAGCATTACGGGTATCGCCTCTCTTTGCTTTAGACTTCTTGGTAATGCCAGCATCTAGCTTGTACAAGTCAATTGCTCTGGAGGCACTAGTAGCGTCTGCCTCATTGTGGTACAAAGAATCTTGAATCCACTTAGGCTGAGTATCTACCCAATCATGGAATGCGTCTTCCTCACGTATCTGTTCAAAGTCAGGGTGCATCTGTAATAGCTTTGCTTCTGCCTTGCCTTTGTTAGCACTAAGTTGCAGATCATCAATCTCTTTCATACGAGTAGATAGAGTTTCGTTCTGATCTTTTGCAGCCTTTAATGCCATTGTCTGCATTATGTTTGCTACTTGTGGATACCTACCTGCCCACGCCGCAATCTCTTCTTCGGTGCTAGGTAGTTCCATGTTACCTGTTGATGTAGATTTAAGTTCACTCTTTAAAGATTTGATCTGCTCTTCAAAGTCACTCTTCTGTTCTTGCTGATGCCTACGTAAATCCCCATACCGCTTCTTAAAAGATCTTTCTTCTGCTGTATCCGGTGTTGCATCATCTGCTCTCTCTTCTGTAGACATATCCTGCTGTGCTTTTAGTTCTGCTAGCTCAGCTTCGTCTTGATCCATGCGTTGTTGCTTAGTGTTAACTCGCATGAATCCCTTTGCTTGTGGTGTGTTACTTACTGCTTCCATAATTTACTCTCTTGTTGGGGCTAACAGTGGAAGAGGTACAGGATGTACCCCTCGGTCTTAGGTAGCCAATAAAGGGTATTAAGTGCGTTTCGCTGCCAAAGCTCCCTTTTTAGCTTTTGCTTTGTCCTTTGATTTCTTCTTAGCTGCCAGTCCAGAAGTGTTATCCGTACGCATCTTCTTAACTGTAGGCTTATTCTTTGAAGCTAGGCCACCTTCTGCTAGGCGATACTGCCCTCCCACATACCTAGTATTTTCTTTAGGTGCGGTGTTTTTTGCAGATGGATTACCACCACCTCTACTGTAGTCTCCTGCTTCTGCTTTTTCTACATCCCTTGTGGCTGACCGTTGTCCTTCTGACTTATCTTCATATGTGTTACGTTCCCTACGGTCGTCAGCATCTTCACTATTCTTACGGTCAGTTATAATTCTAGTGATCTCGTCATTAGACTTGCCCATGTTATCTAGTCGGAACACTTCTTCCATATCCCTTGCTACAGACTTTTCTTGTAAGGACATATTAACTCTATCTAATGCATCCCTAGACTGCACAGTACGTTTCTGTACGTCAATCTTATCTTGTATTTCTTGTATTTCTTGCTTACGTTTAGTCTCTGGATAATTTAATCCGTCCATTAGTCCCCTATCAGGCTTACTGTCAGGGAAGTATTGTCTATCTATTGCTGCCCTTGGCAAGACACTACTACCATCATACGTGGCACCTATTTCTGCAGGAGTGGAACTTACTATATTACCTGATTCACCTGTGCTGTAAACATCAGGCTGACTCCCACTACCACTGAACTCATTAGGGGAAGTAGGTGTATTAATACTTGGCGCTGTTAAAGTAGGAGTATTTAAAGATAGTTCGCTCATTTCGCGTATTAGCTTTTCATCTACATCCATAGGGGCTAAAGTAGGCTCCTGTACAGGCATAGTAGGAGTTTCTATAGAGTTCAAGACATTATTACTAGGATCTCCAAGTTTAGTTTCCAAGTCAACATCATTAGCTAATAGATCTGATAGTATAACCGTAGCTGAACCAGCAGACTCTACTTCTACAGGGTCTAATAAAGTGTCACTAGTATTAGCATCGTTTTTCTGTTCATCCGTAAGCTGATCCCATATAGTTCCAAAGCCTACCTGCTCCGTTAATTTACGACCATAGGGGTCTAGGCCTGTTGTGTACGAAGCCCATAGTTTTTCATTCCTAATAGCTTGCTGTACTGCAGCAGTATCCTTGCCGTACTTCTTAGTATTTTTCTTTAAGCTCTCTGCCCAGTAAGCTTGGTCATACTTTACGGGTGCAGAGTAAGTAGGAGCTACTCCATTGTCATTACCTACTGTCTCTTTACCACCATCTTGAAGATGGCTAAATATCTTCTTGGCTACACCAGATGTACTTAACTCTCCTGCAAACCCACCCGTCATCGCCTTGGCTAGGTTCTTAAACATATCTTTCCAATCTACCTTATTACCATTAGGCGTGTATACACTCTTTGGCTCTAATTTTCTTTCTTGTTGATTGCGAGAGTCTACCGTCTTCTGTGCTGCCAACATCTTCTCAGCTTCATTCATTTCACCAATCATAAAGGAATCTATGCCTTTAGGATTACGATAGTTCTCTTCATACTGAGTACGAGCTTGTGGAGATAATGAATCATATAAAATATTCATATCTGTTTCTGTCATGTTATCAACGTGCATAGTCTCTAGAACTTGTATACGTGCTCCCCGTATTACTTGAGACTCTACTAATGCAGCATCTAGCTTACGCTGACCGCCATTGTCATTGAAGTCTCGGTTAGCTCCTTGATTAGAACCCCCAACATCGACAGCTTCTTCCACGACCTCAGTAGGTGTTACAGTAGCCTTATCTTCCGGCTTATCTTCCGGTGTATCTCCTACAGGGTAGTACCCCTCTGGAATTACCTCACCTTCTAAAGGAGAGCCTCTAAAGAAACGTATATCAATTATATCCCCTGCATCGTTAGTGTACTGTACAGCTTTAATGTAGTCTGGCTTGACTATACCTTTATACGTATCATACGTAGGCATACCACCTCTTGCAAAGTTCTGTACTTTCTGATCAAACTCGTCACTATCCAGACCATCAATAAGATCGTCCATAGCCATATCTTCATCGTCCATAATTATCTCAGGTGCAGCAGCAGCACTACCCCCAATCTGTCCTTCCTCTTCCATCTCTACTAAACCCGTCTTAGCCTTATCACGAATCTTCATCAACTGACCAAGACCAATAAAACGAACTACATCAGCAGGAAAGACAAACTCACCCTCACTTAACTGTGCAGGAATATCATCCCGTACTTCCTCTTGCAAGGAGCCTGTTGGCACTTCGTTACCTGAGATTGGGTCTACACTAGCACCATCATCTAAGAAACCGCCCTCGTTATAATAACCCTTAGTTTTCATTGTTAACTCTCTCTCGTAAATACTTCAAAGATCTTAGTGTTTGAATGGCACCTTGTGAATGAAACAACTCCTGTGTGTTAGTAGTCTGTTCCATCTTACGGTGTTGCTGCTCTATTAAATAATCAACGTACTCTAGGAATCCTTCCCAAGTATCCTTTGTGTTACATAGGGGCTTCAGTAGGTGCAGGTTCATTGCCGCTAAATCCTTGTTCTCCTGGAACTGGTACTTGACCCATTCCTATGTTTCCGTTACCTGCCCCTGTTGGGTCAGATGGTTGAGGTGCTCCCTGTGCAGGGCCAGCTTGTGCTTGTGCTTGTTGTTCAGCCTGTTGCTTCTGCATAATCATAGCTTGCTCTTGTGCTTCTTCAATGTTGTTAGTAACCTTATCTGGGTCTAACTCCATAGACTTAGCAATCTCTCTAATGATGTACTGTGACTTCATCCAAGGTGCTAGAGCAGGGTTAGCCCCTACCTGTAGGAACTGCATAAGACGCTGACTACGAACTTCGTTAGCCATGAGTGACTCAGTACCACGGGCCTTAACTTCTAAGTCACCACGTATACTCTTATCAAAGTCAAACTGCATATTGAAGTGAAAGAAACTCTTGCCCATTGGCCCTAGTAAGTAATCATCAATGTTCTTGATAACAGTCTTGATGCCACCAGCAGCAGCATTCATCAACATACTAATACCAGAACTAGTACGGCCTACTCCTGTAACACCTGTCTGTCCATGAGAGAAAGAAGGTAAGCCTGTAGACTCGTCTGCTAGCTGTCGTGCCTTGTCAAACAACTGTAGGTTCTCACCTGACACGTTAGGATACTTAGTTCCAAACAATGCTTGGCCTGGTGCTCCCCCTTGTCTGCGGAATACTTTTCCTGGGTATAGCTGCATATCTTGGCCTGGTACTAGGTTAGTCTCGTCTACTTCAAAGATAAGGTTACCGGATAGTACAGCGTTATCCACTGCCATACGCATGAAGCCATTCATAAGAGTTTGTGTATCGTCCATGTTCTCTGCTAGTGCAATACCGAATAGTGAGTATGGGTTATGCTCATACGGTACAGCGTAGTAAGGTAGACGTACAGGTTTGAATGGGTTAAGCACTGAACGTATTACACGGTCATTACAAATCCAGATGTTAACTTGCAGCTCGTCAGAAGACTCCAACTCTTTAGGAATCTCAATGTCATATTCTTCTATAGTTTCCATATCCATAACACCCCAGTACTCTAGTACCTCAAAGCGTTCTACGCCTGAGTCTAGCTGGTAGTCCTTTAGATCATCTTCCCAATACTTCTTAACGTAGTTCTCACCTTGATTTACTACAGATTCAATAACTTCTTTACGGAAAAATGGACGCTTCTTTAGATCACGTAGCTGACTACGGTTCATCTTATGGCGCTGTACTGAGTATTGGCAATCACTAATATGTGCAGCATCAGGGTCTGGGTAGAAGTCCCACACAGATACGTAAGACACTTTAGGTACAGTCTTTGTAACAGGAATGTAGTTACCTTCTTCATCCCAATCTGGGTACTCTTTGTCTACAGCCATTGGGCCTTTCATGATACCCGTACCGAACAGTGGCATTTCAAATGCAGCAGAGCGTAGCTGCTTAGTTGCTTCTGATTCATCTAGCTGGTCATGTATCTTCTTTTCCATACGCTTAGCTGCAAGCATAGCAGGATTATAGTTAACCGAAGTAGGAGAGCTACCCATACCTTCTTTAACATCCTTACCCTCTAGCTTAGCTTCTAGTGGCCCCAGTTTAAGTGAGGACTCTGTAGCACCTGCAGGTAGCTCGTTACCATCCCCTGCAAAACCATAAGGAGACTCACTCTCTTTACCTTCTGCTGCAGGGTCATAGTGTACTGAACCTGCAATGCCCTCTGGCAATACCGTAGGGTCTACAGATAAAGGGAAGCGACCTGCACTAAATAGAACATCAGTAATCTGACCATAGGCAGCTAGCACTTTAGTCTTAGTCACCTTGATGAATACGCGAGACTTCTCAGCCTCAGTGAACTTAACTGCATCACTGTATACACCACGATAGTTCTTGTAGTTACGTAGCCACTGATCTTCGTATTGTCTACGAGCAGTCTCAGCTTTAGTAAAGCGTTCATTAACTATATCGACTAGACGGTTAACATACACCTTCTCTTCGGATGCTTCTGTTACATCGTCCAGTGAAACTGATGCACTGCTTAGTTCTGGTATTTGTTCTTCTGCCATTTCTTACTCACAAAATGTTAAGTTAATAACCCATTATTGGATCTGCTAAGTACTGACTGTTAGGTCTTGCTGTTGCTGGATCATAATCAAATACACCAAATCTAGGTCTGGACATAATGCCATACCTAAGTGCATCGTATAAATGATCATGTGCATAGTTCGTATCTATATCCTCTGCGTTCTTCTTATCCAATGGAATAGTAGGAAGCTGTGATATAAGGTAACTACAGTTATTAAATATAATCATACGAGGTTCTTGGGTAAAGTCATCTACCTGTAACCTTCTATGTAATTCATTCTTGCCAGAGATACGTGTACCCTTAGACCTATCAGAAGGCCTCCAGCGACACCCTTTGACTACCATACGTTCTGCTATGCTTGGGCCAGTATCGCCTCTCTTGTGCCAGCAGGAAGAGTCTAAGACCCCATACTGTACTCTACCATCCCCTTTCTCTGCATCTAGTATCATATCAGCTAAGTCTTCTGCTAATACTTTAGATACATACATCTCTCTATATACTATAAGCTGATCATTAGGAGCTACAGCACACCAAACAATTGCGGAATAACTACCATAACCATAGTCTCCAGCGCGGAACTTAGTCCAGTTAGAGGGTATTTCAAAAGGTTCCACAACGTGTATAGACCTATTAAACTCAGGGAAAGCTGCACCCTCTGCAATATCCCAATCTCCTTCAAGTAGCTGTCTTCTCTGCTGCTCTGGGAGTGATAATAAGTTTGCTTCATAGTCGCCTGTTTCAGTCAAATAAGGATTATCAGATAGCTTAGCAGGAATAAACTTCCTACGAAATAGTGCTTGTCCTTCCTTGGTATGTCCTGCAGGGTACACCATTGGATTGCCTGTCTCTGCATCTGTAGCATCGAAGGGTTCCCCATATGGTGCAGGGTCAATGAACATCTTCTTTACCCAAGCATGGCCTCTGCCACCTGGGTTTGTTGATGCTCTCATGTAGATAGGTAATTCGGGTGCTGTACTACGTAGTCGTGATCTTAGGTAGTCCCATGCATATGATGTACTCCACTGAGTAAGCTCGTCAAAGC